CAGAAGATTGCGCACGGCGGCACTGGTCTGACCAAAGCCAAGCTGATCGGTGCTCGCAAATTGTTCCGCGACAACGAAGCCGACGAATTCGCCAACGAGGATTTGTGCATTCTGTACAACGGCGCGGTTATGGAAGACATCTTGTCTGACACCACGCTGACCTCTGCCGATTTCATGGCTGTGCAGATGCTGCAATCTGGCTCGGTGGCTAATAAGTGGCTTGGGTTCACGTGGATTCCCTACAACGGGATCGAATTCACGTCGTCCACCTACTACACCGTGGCTTTTGCCAAGTCTGCAATCCACTTCGGCCAAGGCCATGAGGAAGGCAACGTCACCCGCCGCGCCGATAAAAAGGACGCTTGGCAGGTTTCCATGGATGCCTCGTATGGCGTTGGTCGCCAGGACGAGAAGAAGGTCGTTGAAATCGCCTTCCAGTAATAGGAGCTAATCATGGCAGAAACCAATGGCCGTCTTCCGGCTGAAATCGCGCTGAACCGCCGCGTTTACCCTGACACCCAGGGAGACACTAAAGTCGCAGTTTGTGAGATGCCGACTACCCACGCGGGTGCGGCTATCGCTGACACCATCAACTTTGGTGTTGTTCTCAAGAAGGGGTCGCGCTTGCTGTGCCCCGTCACCCTGAGCAATGGCGCCGGTACCGCATCTAGCACGCTTGCTGTTGGCTTGCGTCACCCAGTCACGAAAGTGGCGATTGACGCAACCGCCATTCTTGCGGCAACGGCGATCAACGCGGCGCAAACGATCCAGGCGAACACTGGCACCAAACTGACCGCTGGTCAGCGATACGTGTTGGATCAGGACGCAGAGATTTACGGCACCGTCGCGGGTGCTGCTGTCCCTGCCAACCAAGTGATCCGCATCGAGGTTCAATACGCCTCGTTCTGATGTTGTTTGCTGGCATCATTGAGGGGGGCTTCGTGCCCCCCTTTTTGCGGGAGTTCAAATGGCAACAGATGTAGAAATTTGCTCTAATGCACTGATGCTGCTGGGTGATGCACCGATTGCGTCACTGAGCGAGGCAAGTCCACGGGCTGTAATCTGCGCGAACGTGTACCCAATAGCGAAGCGCGATGTTCTCCGCTCTCACCCATGGAACTGCGCCATCCGGCGCGTCGTGCTTGCTCCGCTTTCTTCGCCTCCGACTGGTGGAGAGTGGGCGGCTCAATTCACACTTCCGGGTGATTGTCTGCGTGTGCTCGATTGCGGCGTGTATGGTGAAGAAGACTTCGTCTTAGAGGGGAACAAGGTGTTGGCAGATACGTCAACGCTAGTCCTCCGATACATCGCAGACATTGGAGAAAATGTGTTCGACGCCAACCTTGTTGGGGTTATGGTCAAGCGCATGGCTATGGACTTGGCATATCCAATCACCAAGAGCGCGAGCCTGATGGAGTCGCTACGTCAGGAGTACCACGCCCGTGGGGTCGGCACGCTTGCCCGAGCCAAGGCGGTGGACGGACAAGAGTATCCGTCGCAGACTTACGGTGACAGCCCAGTTGTTGCTGTTCGATTTGGGCGCCCGGTATGAAGGCGCAGCTAATCACCACAAACTTCTCAGCTGGCGAGTTCAGTCCAGAGCTGCTCTCTCGGGTTGATATTGAGAAGTACAACTCCGCAGCGAAGCAGATCAAGAACTGCGTGGTCCAGAGGCAAGGTGGGGTGACTATCCGCCCGCCGTTTATGTATCTCGGTCCAGCAAAGGTTGACACTGGCAAGGCACGACTAGTGCCGTTCATCTATTCGAGAACAGACGCATACATGCTTGAGTTCGGCAGTGGATATGCCCGCGTTTGGAAGAACGGTACAAATGTCCTGGATGGTGGATCACCTGTAGAGCTTGTTAGTCCGTACACCGGGGATCAGGTTCACGAGTTCGATTTCAGTCAATCGGCTGACACAATGGTGTTCACGCATGGTTCACACACGCCTTACAAACTGGTGCGGTTCAGCGATACGCGGTGGACCTTCACGGCGGCATCGTTTGACCCGGCGCCAATAACAAAGATTGGATACAGGCCAGCAATCACGGCAACAATCACCAGTTCTGCTGTTGGGTCTGGCAGAACGATCACATCTGGCGCGGCTGCATTCCTTGCGTCTGATGTTGGTCGTGAGTTTGTATCAGACGGGGGCCGGGCAACTATTACGGCGTTTGGGTCGTCAACCAGCGTGACTGCTGATGTCACGGTGGCATTCGCATCAACGTCATTTGCCGCAAGCTCTTGGACATTGACTGGTTCGCCCCGAACGATCCTCACGCCAAGCGTTGCAACTCCGGCAGGCGTTGCGGTTACGCTAACACTGAGTGCTGACGGATGGCGGTCATCTGATGTCGGCTCATATGTCGAAGTTAATGGTGGGCTTGTAAAGCTTACTGGTTACACATCTGCAACGATCGCCACTGGGGTAATCAAGCGAGAACTAACGTCCACAACAGCGGCGCAGTCTGACTCGTGGGCGCTTTTATCGTCGGTCTGGAACTCGATCGACGGCCACCCAAAGACCTGCACGTTCTACCAGCAAAGATTGTGGTTCGCCAACTCAAGCGCTTACCCGCAAAGCTTGTGGGGCTCTCGTTCTGGATTGGCGTTCGACTTCGAGCCTGGGACATTGGATGACTCCGCCATCTACAAGACAGTTTCAGCGGATGAGGTCAACCCAATTCAATACCTGAGTAGCGCCAGGACTCTCCTAATCTTCGGATATGGGGCAGAGTTCGATGGGATGGGGGGCATTGAGAAGCCAATCTCCCAGTTGAATATGCAGTTCACAAAGCAAAGTGAGTGGGGGTCTGATGTCGTTCGCCCGATCACTGTCGGCAATGAAATCCTTTTTGCTGAGCGCGGCAGGCGGGCTCTGCGGGTATTCTTCCGCCAGCAGGTTGATGGTTACGACTCAGTTGATATCTCTGTCTACTCTGACCATTTGCTAAAGGATAAGGTCCGCAGCACGTCCTATGCGCGTCGTCCTAGCACTGCCGTTTGGATTAGCACGGACCAAGAGGGGTTCTGTTGCCTTGTGTACAACAAAGAGCAAAACACCATTGCCATGTCATCCATGGAAACAGATGGGGCTGTCGAATGGTTCGCAACCATTCCTGGTTCAGATGGTAATGATGAGACATGGGCCAGTGTGTTTCGAGTGTCTGGTGGAGTGACCAAGCGCTATATCGAGCGGCTAGACTGGACGATTGGCCGTGGCAAGTTTGATGCAGGGAAGTCGCAGACATTCGGCGGCCCGACTACATCAATCACCGGGCTTGGACATCTTGAAGGGCGTGTCGTCGGGCTTGTTGGTGACGACATCTACATGGGGACGGCGACTGTTACGGGCGGGGCGATTACGGCGCCGAGAGCGGTTACTACGGCAAACGTTGGTCTGCCATATGAGGCCGCTATCACTTTGCAGGCGCCAGAGGTTGGAACTGGTACGGGTACTGCGCAGGCTCAGGCACAAAGCACACACCATATCTGGGTCAGGCTTCTTAACTCTGTCGGGCTGCTTGTGAATGGGGATGAGGTCAGCTTCCGCAGTTTCGGCCCCTCGGTCCTTGATTCGCCGGTCAACGAATTCAGCGGCATCAAGGACGTTGCCGGGTTCGGGTGGGCAAGCGGAGAATCAGATATTGTCCTATCCCAAACCCAGGGGATGCCGTGGACAATACTGTCAGTCATCAGGAACTTCACGGTGAACGCTGGATGATTAGAAAAGCAAACTTGTCTGATGTGCAAAAGCTTGTCGAGCTTGGCCGGGTCATGGTCAGCGAAAGCCCGCGTTTCAGACAGTTTGCTTTTTGTGAGCGTCAGTTGTGCGAATCGCTTGCTTCATTTGTGCAAGACCCTGGGTATTTCGCGGCGGTTGCAGATGTAGATGGCGAAATCGTTGGTGTCATCATTGGCGTAGCCCGCAGGGCGTGGTTTAGCTCGGACATAACTGCTACTGATGTCGTGTTCTTTGTCCACCCGGATCACAGAGGGAAGACGCACGCGCCAAGGCTCGTTAAGTGTTACATGGACTGGGCAGACCGAATCGGGGCAGTGTGCCCAACGCTCGGAGTGAGTTCGATGGTTGGCACACAGAAGACAGTTGATTTTCTGAGCCGCATGGGCATGACGCCCTGCGGGGTTTTGATGGAGTTTTGACCATGTGCGGAATTGGACTTGTTGAAGCCGTTGCGATTGCTGGCACTGTGGCATCAACTGCTGCGACGGTGCACAGCTACAACCAGCAGCAAGAGCAGGCCGAGGAAAATGCTCGGCTAGAACGCGAGGCCGCAGAAGAGCAAGCTAAGCGCGTGCGTATGGCTGTTGAGCGCGAGAAGTCTGCGGCCCGGGCGGCTACGGCAGCAAGCGGCACGCAGCTCGACGAATTTGCCTCGATCAACATCGACGCTATCGAGCGGCTTGGCGCAAGCGATGAGGCCATGACCCGCATATCAGGCATGCGCAGAGCGCGGCGAGAGATGCAGTCAGCAGAGAACTACGGGAACGCAGCAATGGCGTCTGGGTTTGCTGGATTCGCAAGCATCGGTGGAACTGCGGCTAAGAGCAACTGGCGGGGCAAGCCATGAGAATCCCAGGCGGAGAGAACTTTGGGCAGGTTGTTCCGGTCGCCCCATATCAGATGCGCGATCCTGACCGCCCAGAGGCGGCGAGTGGCGCAATTGTTGGCCGAGCCATTACGGAAGCGGCGCTTGGGGTTGCTGAGTCTCAGCGCAGAGAAAACGAAGCGGCGCGACGTTTGCGAGATGCGGCAGACGAGGCCACGGCGCGTGGCGCAATGGTGGCTGGGCGTGACCAGCTAAATGCTGACCTTGACGAGTTAAACGCCAAGGTACTGAGCGGAGAGGTCGCCAAAGACAAGGCGGGCGAAGAGTGGGCGCGTATCCATAAAGAGCGATCTGCGCAGATTCTTGAAGGAGTTCCGCAGGCGCATCGCCAGATCGTCCAGCAAGATTTTGAACACCGTGGTGCACTTGGTGGGCGAGCGATTTCTAAGACTGTCATGCTTCGTGACCAGCAAGACGTTCGCGCCGGTATATCCCAGACGATGGAGCACGCATCTCGCTTGTACTCTAGCGATCCGGGAATGGCTGACTTTCTGGCAAGGGAAGCGCTGTCAAGCCTGTCTGGTGCGGCAGGGATGACGCCTGTTCAATCTCAGGCGATGCTTCAAAGCCACCTTGAAACGACCCGCGAGAACAAGGCAGTAAGGCTGATAAACGAAGCGCGCCACTCCAACAAAGATTTGGATGGCGTACTCAACACACTGAAGACGGAAGAGTTCAGCCCGCTAGATGAGAAGAAGCGGACGAATCTTTACAACCTAATCAACAATTACAAGTTCAACAACGACCGAGCGGCAGAAGCGCGCGAGCGGCAGGCTATGGCGCGCCAGGATCACCACTTGAAGGTGGCCGAGGCCGCGATGAAGAGCGCGAATGACCTTTCTCTAGTTGGGGCGCTTTCGCCGGAGACGATCGAGCAGACCCGCATTGCAACGCGAGGCACCCCGATGGAATCCGCGTTTACTGCACTGCTTGAGAATCAGAAGTTGTACGGGTCTTTTGCATCTCGCCCAGTTGAAGAGCAGGCTGCAACGAGGCAGGAGCTTGAGCGCAGGATGGCCGTTTCTGCCAGCCCTGAACTCGCGCAGCAGTTGCAAAAGATCAAGGCTGTTGAGTCAGCGAGCAGAACGGCGGCTGAGAAGGACGGTACATCTGCATATCTTGCTAGGGCTGGCTTGAGCCCGATGAATCTGACATTGACCACAAACGCGGTTCAGATGGCAGAGCAGATCAAAGGCCTACGCGAGCTTTCTGCGGCAGCTACTAAGTGGAGCGGCAAGCCTGAGAGTGGGCTTACACAAGATCAAGCGGACAAACTGCAAGAGTTCCTGTCTGCGATGCCAGCCAAGGAGCGCGCCGCGTACATCCGCGAGATTGCGTTAGTCGCAGGCCCGCGCATGTCTATGGCGCTGGCGAACCAGATGGACGGCAAGGATGAGGTTCTTGCGCATCAGTTCATGTACTCAAACAGCGCAACCACACAAGGCCGATCAACAACGCCAGGCCGATACGTTTCAGAACTTATTGCAATCGGCGCAGAAGCAAAGAAAAACGGCACATCCACAAAAGGCGATGCAAAAGACAAGGCTGAGCGCAAAGAGAATGAGTGGGGGACAACGATTAGCGAATATCTCGGGGACTCGTTCGCAAACGCGAAGGTAAACCAAAAGGTCCGCAACGCTGCTGAATACATCGCCCATTCGATCGCTGCCGAGAATGGTGGCAATCTTTCCGTTGGTGACATTCACCGAGCAGCAAAACTCGCGGCAGGCGGCGAGGTGATCGAGCACAACGGGCGGAAAACGCTTGTCCCTGTCGGGGTTAAGTCTGTAGCTATCCAGGACAAATTGCGAGCAATCGACAAATCACAAATTGACGAGCAGGCGCAAGACGGGAAGGTTCTCGCTGGTGGAGTTCTTGTGCCGTCTGATGAGTTTGCAAAATCACTCCCAGGCCGTCAGCTTGTTCGGGAGTCAGATGGTGTTTATGTTGTGTACGAATCAGGGCGCCCAGTTCTTGGCAAGGGCGGAAAGTCTGTCCGCGTGAGGATCCAATGAGTTGGGACGAGTTCTATCAGAACGAAACGGCTAAGGTCTTCGACGCAGCGGGGTCGCTCCCGCCTGTTCGTGAGACACGAGAGAGAAACTTCTGGGGCGTTGGCGTTCTGAAAGCGCCATTTACCGGGGTTGCTCGCGGAGCATCCGAAGTCGCGGCAAGTCTGATGGACGTATCTAAGGCGGCTGGGTTGGCATACGCTCCAGCCCACGCCGATCCTATGGAGTTGTTCGACAAGGTAAAGGCTGAGGCCGGAGCCAAAGCTAGAGATGAGGCGGCGAAAAGGCTCCAATCAGAACAAGAGGCCGGTACATACCTAGTTTCTGGCGAAGGGTCAGAGATTCGCAGCGCATCAGAATTCCTGAAGCCTGACGCAAAGACGGCCAGCACATCTGAAAACCTCGTGTTCTCATTCACGAAGGTGGCGACAAAGTTAGCTGGTGGATCACTAATGGGCCCGCATGGGATCGCGCTAGCTGCTGGCGAAGAAGGTCTTACGCAATCTGAAGAACTCCGCCAACAAGGGGTGTCTATCGGCGCCCGGTCTGCTGTTGGCGCCGTAACTGCTGGATTTACAGCACTGGCGCCTTTGCCAATGTATGGCAAAACGCTTGCGAAGACAGCAGGGCTGTATCTAATCGGTGGCCCCGGTGGATTCATGGCGCAGCAACAGGCGTCAAGGTCGATCCTAGAAGCGGCTGACTATGGCGAGATTGCTAAGCAGTTCGACCCGCTAGATACAACCGGGTTACTCGTGTCGTCGCTTGTCCCTATCCCATTCATGGCGAAGGGATTGGCGAGGAACATCAAAGATGTTCGCGTTGGCGCAAAGTCAGTTGAAGTAGGAACTGCAAAAGACTTTGCGGGGAAGGTTGAAGAGCCGCCGCCGAAGGTGTCGCAGGAGCATGTTGATGCTGCGATGACATACAACCTAGTGCGACTCCATGACGCGCAGGCAAAGGTTATGCCGGTTGTTGAGGCTGCTGCTGTCATCAGGAATCAGGCAACGCATTCAATGGTTGCTCCTGAGTTGATCGACGCAAAATCCGCTGCGCCTGATGGCCCCCCTGTCGTCGTTCGAGATGATGCTGGCGTGACCGCAATTAGCGGGGCTCGGGTGATTGAAGAAGCCCAAGCCGCAGGCAAGCCGCTGGATGTTGTGGAGATTCCGCGTTCAGAGTATGAGCGCTTGAAAGACACCCATAAGCCAGAAGACATCGCGGATGCCGCTGTCGTCTCTGTTGCTCAGAAAGCGCAAGCAGAAAAGCTGCAAGAGGCCGCGCCTGTAGAAGCAAAAACAGAGACCGCTGAACAACCAGCAAGGCCAGAGCCGCCACAAGAGGTTTCCGCAGCGAAAGAGGCGGCCCGCCAAATTGAGGAAGGCGTAAAGACATTTGAAGAGGCGAAGCAAGGTCTTACGCCAGAAGCCTCAAACCTACTCGCTGGCATTCTTGAGTCTGGTGTGAACAAACGCAGAGCCCAAGCGATCCTTGATGATTACGCAAGAGGCATTGAGGCTAGACCTGGTGAGCCGCGAGTAAACGTCGCCGCCGATGCGGTGGAAGCGGCGCGAGCTGGGACGGTTTCGACGCCGGTCAAGGAAGGGCTCAAGCCTGACCAAGTTGCTGAGTCGGCTAGGGATATGACAGGCCGAAGGGTCGATGAGATTCTTAAGGCCGATCCTGACCTACCAGTCGGTAAAGACGAGAACGGCAACACGATTACCGCAGAGGACGCAGTGAGAGAGGCTCAACGCCAAGGGCGTGAAGGTACTGCGGACGAACTTGGGACAAACGATTACGGATTGATCGAAGCGGCTGTACAGTGCGCTCTGACATTTGGGGGATCGGCATGAGGCCAGAGTGCAAAAAAGCGGTGTTGTCGGCGGCAAAAGGCGCGAAGGTAAGCGACGCCAGAATGGCGCTCATTGAAGAGAAGATGACTAGCACGCTTGCGCAGCTTGCAAGGGAAGACGCACGCCAGCCTAACCGTGTTTGGCAAAGCCTCACGCTTGAGCAGAAATACGCAGCAGCTTCAACGCGAATCCTTGAAGACCTCAAGGCGGAGGCCGCATGGAAAGAGCGCAACGCAGAATTGCAGGTTGCCAGGGCGGCTGATGCTGATGCTGAGGTGAAGTCTTTGATGGAAGGCGCTCGCAAGAGAAGCCGAACATCTGCATATGTCCAGATGCTTGATAACGTGCAGAACTACGCCGAGCAGGAAGTGCGCAAGGCGTACAAAGAACTTCAAGACATTACTACGGCGGTCGGAGACAAAGAAGGTGTAGGGATGGGGCGAAAGATCGCCATGTTCCTATTCAACGCAGACAACCCGGCGATGTCGAAGGACATCATCCGTGAGATTTTCAAGAACGCAGACGGGCACACAGGCAACAAGCTAGCGAAGCTTGCTGCCGAATCGTGGTTGAAGTTCTCAGAGAGTACGCGAGTAAGAGCAAACGCGGCAGGCAAGCGAGTGGGAAAACTCGGGTATGGATACATGCAGCAGGTACACAGCCAAGCAAAACTAGCTGCTGTTTCTGCTGGAGAATGGGCGGACTACATCAGGCCGCTGCTTGATCGGTCGCAGTATGTAGACATGAATGGGGCATTGCTCGGGGACGCAGAAGTGACTGCAATGCTTGTCAAGGCCCATGGAAAGTTGCTAGGGAATACAGGCGAGCCCGGGGCATTCAAGGGGCAACCGAGCGCCGCAAACCGCGGGTCGGATCATCGAGTGATCCACTTCAAAGATGGCGATGCATGGATGGCCTACGCCGGGAAGTTTGGCGAAGGCTCGATGTACGACGCCATCATGAACCATGTACGCATGACGACGCGCGACCTAGCTTTGATGGAGCGCATGGGCCCAAACGCTGCTGCGACACATCGAGTTCAGGCTGATCTGGCAAAAATGGCAGACGCTCCGGCTGGAGTCAACACTGCAAAAGACTTCTTTAAGTCAAAGGAGTGGGGCTTCTCGCCAGATACTTACTTCGACGTTGTGAGCGGTAACACCAGTACACCAGAGGGCCGGTGGCTGGCTGGCAAATTGGCGGCGATGCGCAACATCCAGACGGCTGGGAAAATCGTTTGGGGACCAATGACTGGCTTTGGTGATGTTGTGACCACGTTCCACATGCTGCACTATCACAAAATCCCATATCTCACGCAACTATCGTCGCTCGTTGGGCAGACATTGAGCAAGGCGCAGCGGGCGGACTTGGTTTCTCATGAGATTGTTGCTGAGTCGCTTGTGTCCGACATGAACCGCTTCACGGCGGACAATGTGAAAAACGGAATTACAGGGGACATCACAAATGCGACCATGAAGTTGTCGCTTATGAATTGGTGGACGAATGTTGGCAGAAACGCGTTTACAGCGTCTCTCATGCACAACCTAGGGAAAACTCTTGCGGGGAAAGAGTTCGACAAGATCAGCCAATGGGACCGGGCAATCCTTGAGCGCTCGGGCATTGGAAAAGCTGAATGGGACATCATCAAGCTCGCAGACGTGAAGAAGCACGGCGGGCCGCGTGAGTTCTTGAGCGCCACGGTGATTCGTCAGATCAGCGATGCAGACATCGCAAAAAACACACCATGGGCGTCATCTGATGATGTAGCAAGATTGCGTGACTCGGTTGCCACGAAGTGGGGGGCATTCCTGAGTGATGAAGCGCAGTTTGCGGTTGTTAACCCGGACATCAGGACGCGTGTTATTGCTACTGGTGGCGCGAAAGCAGGGACATGGACTGGCGAAATTGCACGCAACTTCATGCAATTCAAATCATTCCCCATGGCGATGATTACCCGCCACTGGGATCGTATGCTGAATACACCCCAAGGGCTTGAAGGCGCCCCAGCGTTGTATGGCGGAGATGGTGCTAGGTCTGCGATGGTGAACAAAATCGCTCTCGCAACTGGGTTCATGATTAGCACGACCCTGGCGGGGGCTGTCCAGACACAAGTTCGTGCAGTGTTGTCCGGCAAGGAGCCGCTGCCGCTAGACCCGAGCGAAGAGGCTGGCCGCAAGTTTTGGATCAAAGCGGTTACTGCTGGCGGTGGCGCTTCATTCCTTGGTGATGTGCTTGTGTCCCCACTTGAAGACCCCGGGCGGACATACCAAAAACAGGTCGGGATGCTTGGGCCTGTTCCTGGTGCTGTGATTGGTGGCGCTCTTGATATTGCTACAGAGGCAGTTAAGGCGAAGCCTGGGCAGAAGGTTGCCAAGACTGCGGCCACGGCGCTTAAGGTCGGGTACGATCAATTACCATTTATAGATTTGTGGCAGTACAAGCTGCTTACTGATCGGTGGGTTCTTGGTCTTGCTCAGGAAAATCTGAATCCGGGCTACGGACAAAGAGCCGAACAGCGAGCAAGGAAGACAGAGGGCACCGAGTATTGGTGGCGGCCTGGGCATGCATTGCCCGAGTTTATGGAGTGACTATGCGACCCGATCAACTTGCTAGGCTTCAAGAGGTTACCGAGCGAATGGCCGATGTTTTCTTGACTGAGGCAGACCCTGATTATTGGTCCGGTAATGGTGTTCTTCCTTGTGACATGAGCAAGGAAGAGCGAGGCAATCGGCACTGGGACAAGAAGGGCGCCGCAGCCACTGCTGTTGTTATGCAGCACGCGATAGGCCTGATTAAATGGTCGCAGGGTAATGAGACGCTTGACGAGAAGAAGCAAGCCGAGCTAGACCAAGAGCTGGACAAGCACCTGATTGACGCAGAGCGCCGAGCGGCTCAGGCCGTTGAGCGAGCCATGCAGCGGGCGCAAAGCCGGATGCAGGCGCATGGCAAAGCCGGTTAATTTTGCGACGTTCTTTGCCCTATGGGCAGAGATGCGCGGATGGGCTGTCCCAGATGTTCACTGGGAGGCCGTGCACTGGCTTGAGCATCGCGGAGAGTTGGCCGTTTTGCGGTGCTTTCGCGGCTTCGGCAAGTCTACGATCCTGGCAGTTTACAACGCGTGGCTGTTGTACAAAGACAACAAGTTCAGGATTTTGCACCAGTCGGAATCTGACCCGACTGCATACAAGACCAGCCGCGACACCCAGAACGTGCTGGCCCGCCACGAGCTGACGGCTGGCCTGTTCAGGGAGGGAGGGGTGGAGAACTGGTGGGTGCACGGTTCGGACGACCCGCGAAATGGAAGCATGTACTCCCGTGGCATTCTGTCAAACGTAACTTCTGCGCGGTGCGATGAGGCGCAGAACGACGACATTGAAGTTCCACGAAACATCAGAACTCCTGAAGCCCGCGAGCAGCTCGAATACCGTCTGAGTGAGCAGACGTTCATTATGGTTCCGGGGGCTCGCCAACTGTTCATTGGAACGCCACACACCCACGACTCTATCTACGACAAGATGCAGGCGCTAGGCGCTGACTGCCTGACCATCCCACTATTTGGGCAGGCGCACCGCATCGAGCACGCAAAGCGCACGCGCTACGAAGTGCCGTTCAAGCCTGAGTATGTGTTCTCCGGAATAGGCAAGGGCTCGCGCCTTTTAGAAGAGGGTGCCGATTACAAGGTTTCAGGCAACACGATCATCTTCACGGCTGCGCCTGATGTGCTGCTAGACATCTATGCCGGGTGCGCGTGGCCGGAGCGATTCAACCGCGCAGACCTTGCAACGCGCCGCAGAAAGACGAAGACCACGAACTACTGGGATAGCCAATATCAGCTATTGAGCAGGCCAGTTCACGAAATCAGGCTTGACCCTAATAGAATCCAGCCATACGCGGAAGAGCCAAAACTAATCCCGCAGAATAAGGTTCTGACCATGTGGCTTGGTCAGGTTCGGATTGTTGGTTGTTCTTTGAGGTGGGACCCATCTAGCGGGAAGCTGAACAGCGACGTGTCTGCAATTGTTCTTGACCTGCAAGATGAAGCGGGGCGGCACTACTGGCACAAAGTCGAAGCGCTAACTGGTCCTATTGCAGAGACAACCGAAGACGGCAAACGGATCATCGGTGGCCAAGTGGTTCAACTCGCTGAAATCGTCAAGAAGTACAGCATCCCCGCCGTGACCGTGGAAACTAACGGCATTGGTGGGCATGTTCCTGACTTCCTGAAAATGTGCTTCAAGCAGCGCGGCATTCCATGCTCAGTGAACACAAAGCCCGCAGTGATGAACAAGAACACGCGGATCATGGAAGCGCTGGAGCCACTCATAAATAGTGGAATGCTATGGGCGCACGTTGACGTTTTGAACGGCCCGCTGTGGGATCAGATGAAAGATTGGAACCCGCAGATCAAAGACCAGCCTGATGACTACCTCGACGCAGGAGCCGGTGCTGTTACAGATCAACCGGCACGCATTGGCAGAACGGCCAACTTTGAGCCGACAGAACGCCAAGACTGGCGCCCTAACACATCAGTATTTGAAGCAAAGCTAGAGGTTTGAGACATGGCCAGCATCATCGACCAAGACCCATTCAACGAGTACACCGGAAACGGATCAACAACCGTTTACCCGTACACATTCCACCTGCTATCGGCGGATGATCTTGTCGTAAGCATCGACCTTGTAGAGACAACGGCATTCACCCTGTCTGGGGTAGGTGTTCAGTCCGGTGGAGAGGTGACATTCACCGTTGCACCTCCAAATTTGTCGAGCATCTTGATTAGTCGGCGCGTTGAGTTGGCTAGAGATACTGACTACCAATACAACGGCGAACTCCGTGAGTCCACCTTAGACAGAGATTTCAATCGTCTATGGCAAGCGCTGCAAGACACGAGGGCAGACACTGGCGGGGTAATCCGGGCGCCATATCCAATCCAATTGAACGACCTCCCAGGCGACCCAGCGGATTTCCCCGGGTACTTCATTGGCATTGATTCTGTTGGGCAGCCTGCATATGCGCTTGCTCCAACAGGAACAGCCGCCGATGTTGTAACGCGGCTGGCATCTACATCCCCAGGCAATGGGGCCGAGATGGTCGGCTTCATCCAATCCGGCACCGGCGCAGTTGCTCGCACTGCTCAGGACAAGATGCGGGAGGTTGTGAGCGTCAAGGACTTCGGCGCGCTCAACAATGATGGCTCGACAGATGATTATTCTGTGTTTGCACTTGCGGCTGCAAGCGCCGCCAAATTCATTGATGCGCGAGGATTAAACTGCCGGATCGGTTCGCAGCTAAATATCCCCGCAGGACAAGTGTGGTTGCTTCAAGGATCGACGTTCACATTTACCGGCACCACATCAACAATGTGGGCTGCAACCAATGTCGATAACTGGGCGCTGATTGGCCCGTTTACGATCGTCGGTGATCTTGTGACAGACCCAGGTACTGGAGTTAGTTCAAAGGGGATTTCCGTCTCAAATTGTGCAAACTGGCGTGTCGTCGATCCGACAATCAAGAATGTCCGTGGGTACGGTATGCATATCGCCCCTGGTGCAAATACGCGAGCACGCGGAGATGGTGGGGTAGTTGTTAACCCGAAACTTGATGCGTGTGTATGGGGTTGGCATGATGACCCTGGAAGTGCGGCAGAGTATGTGACTGTGATCAATGTTCGTGCGATCAGCAATGCTCAAGCTGGCATTGAAACCTCGGCCGGAAATGTTAACTGGGTCGGAGGGCACGTGATTGACAACGTAAGGGATGGTGTCCGCGTACAAAATGGATCAAATCACGCGCATGGGATCATCAACGGGCTAAACATCAATCACAATCCGCAGTACAACGTAGTTTGTACGCAGGTACTTAACGGTCAGTCATTCGATGGATGCCACATTTACGGCAATGGCGGATCGACCGGCGCTATTTTCTTGGACAAGTCTAAGGGTATTCACTTCAATGGTGGTCACCTAGACTGTCAGGTATACAACTACAAGGACGGGTCATCTGGGATAAACGTCATCGAGAATATGTATTGCCCTGGATCGTATGGGGTAAATCGACAAGCAGGATCAAATAACGGTCACGATCAGTTGATTTTCAGAAACTGCTGGGGCCCTGGTGTTTATCAAACATCTGGCGGGGTTGAATCAGCAGGCGTGTCACTCAATGATCCAGGACTATGTTTCGCGTTTGTTCAGCGTGATGCAGCATCAACGCAATCGCTTACCTCTGGTGTATCTGCGACACTCACATGGTCTAGCGCCCCCTTCCCTGATCGTCGTGGAGCATTCAACCTAGGCACTGGTGCTTTTACTGTGCCATCAAACTCTGCCGGACTGTATTCCGTAGACTTTGATTTACTTTTCGGCGGCACAGCGATGAACGCGGCCACAAGCTATGTCGAGCTAAAAGTGAATGGAAGCACTAAGAAGCTATTCACGTCATCTATTTACTCTACGACAAAGCTGCAAATACAAGGGTCATTGAGTTTGCAGCTTGCTGCTAGTGATGTTGTAATCGTCACAGCCGTTGTTGTAGGTACGACACCTAGTTTTGGTGATTCGACGTGGCCATCAAATTTGACAATCAATAGGATTGCGTGAACATCATGAAACTCCTCATCTATTTCCTCGCTGGATTCGCTGCGTGCTACCTCTTAGGCGTGTGGCGATACCGCAAAACCAACCCGGGCGCTTCGATCGTTGAAGGCATGGCGCAGACTCTCGGCACTGCATGGCGCCCGCCTAAGTGAGCCCAGCCGCTCTTTTGCTTGCCATCATCGCGGCGTTCTACGGATGGCAGGCTTTCAGTGATGGCCCCCTAGCTCATTACGTGCTAGAGGGTATGCTTCTGGCCGTTCTACTCGCTAAAATAGCACGAGACAACGGTCGAGAGTGGTTCGCTGTGTGCGGTTTTGGCGCTTTGCTCGGTTTGTTGCAATCTGGATGCGGGGCGTTTTACAAGTGGGACAGTGCGGATTTTGTTTGCGACACGACCACTGGGCGCCCCGTGTCCATGGTTGTGGCGATCGGCGCTGTTTTAGTCGGTGTGTCACTCATCAGGGGGAGCAAATGAGTGTGACAGAGCAGGGGGCAACGGCTGTGGCCGCTGGTGTAGCTGCGGTGACTGTCGGGCTATTCGGGATCGCGCCGCACGCGCTTGTAGCGGCTTTCGCTGGTGGGTGCATCGGTCTGCTGTTTGCGCGAGAGGTCGGCAAATACAAGGCCATCGCGGTGTTTCTCGGGGTCGTATTCGTGGCCGCGTTTGTCGGCACCTGGATCGCAGAGGCCCAATATGCCAAGAGCATGGAGGCCCGCAACGCAATCTCAGGGATTCTCGCCGCCGTGGCGCACCCAATGCTCAGTGGGTTGATTGAGCAACTCCCAAGCCTGCTGCGCGGGTGGGCTGAAAAACTCGGGGCCAAGCAATGACAAGTGAACTTCTCATTCGGTCCCTGGTAGTCGGTGCTTGCGGGGGGCTGGTGGCGGCATACATCTGCCGATTGAACCTGATGACCTGGAGCACGACGAAACTGTCTGTCGTTTCGTTTCATGGGGCGATGCTCCTTTACTGCGCGTGGCAGGGCATCGACGCATTCACCCGGTCCCCTTTGACAACTGACCGCATCGGTTTGATTGCTGCGGCCAGTTGGTTGGTGATGAGCTGGCACACGTGGAGATTTGGGTTGCCGATCCACGCCAAGAAGTTCCGCGCTCGCTTGCAATTCCCGGAGCTTGAGTCATGAGGCGGCTGGCGCAAATCATCTGCGTGGGCGTGTGGGTTTGGTTTTTTGCCGCGCTTGCATTGCAAGACGCTGAGGCTTGCGTACCCGTCGAGGTGGGTGGTACCGGCAAAGGGCTAACCACTGGCAACGTACATTCCCCAGTCGTATTGTGGGCCGCGTGGTGGTGCCCTCCGGCGTCTGGTATTGGCCCGTATACCCGCCGAGCCACCGCATGGGGGGTCACTCATTTCGCAGACCCTGCCGCATGGCACGATGCCCTGGCCCGCCGCGACTGGGCGTGGCTTGAGAGCCGGGCGACCTGGGGTGCAGATCACCCGGAGATGCTGCGCAGTGTCAACAGTGCAGCGGCACGAGCGATTCAAGAAGCTGCGCGCCCTGCTGACCTGTACACCTACCGAGTTGCTCCGAATCTGCCGAGCCTGAGCCGTCCAGTGTATGAGTTTGCCAATGGGGTGAGGGGTACGCGCGAAGTGGCCCGCGCTGCTGTGGGCGCTGGGTGCAATCACAACTTGCCACGGTCAGGGGCCTACATGACCTTCGCTCCTGACTTTGCGCCCAATCGTGTGACGCTCTGCAAATGAGCGGGACGAGTGACGGGGCCCGGCTTGCTGCATCAAAACTACGCGAGCAGATGGCAGATATGAAAGCGGAGGTAGACTGCGATCCTCCTTCGCTGATGGATTACTTGCCCTATGCGCTTGTAAACCCAGCGACGGCCCGGGCAGCACTACGGATCGAGTCTGCGGCGGCGCTGCAATTGGCTAGAGTTTGTGGAGTGATGACACCATGAGCGAGATACATCCGGCCCAGGCATGGCTACACGAGGCTACGAAACTCTACGGATTGCGCGAGACAAAAGGCCCGCAGCACACGGCAGAGATTGTGCAGATGTGGCGCGACATCAAGCGCGGCGGGATCAAAGACGACGAGACACCGTGGTGCGCCGCATTCGTGGGTGCCTGCCTTGAGCGAGGCGGGGTTAAATCGTCACGATTTGAGGGCGCGGCCAGCTACCTTGACTGGGGGCAAAAGCTTAGCCACCCGGTATTGGGCTGCGTGGCCGTGATCCGCCGCCCAGGTGGTGCGCATGTGTTTTTTGTGGTGGCCCGCGACGTTACCGGTAATATCATCGGCCTAGGCGGCAATCAGGCGGACCAAGTGAGCTACGCCACATTCGACCGTGGGGCTATCCTTGGCTACCGCTGGCCATCTGAGGTTGATGTGCCAGAGGCTGCGCCGCTTCCACCCATGAGCGTGGCCGTACTCAGAGCGGGACGGCTCGCATGATCGGCCCATACACCCTGCTCGCAGGCGTTGCCGTGTGGGCTGGCACACTGTTTGCCGCGTACAGAATCGGGCAAGATGTTGAGTACGCAGCCCAGGCCCGCGAAGATGCCGCCGTGACGCTAGCCAGCAATGCAGCGGCAAGTGCGGCAGCTCATGCGATCAGCAAATTGGAGGTGCAGCGTGTCACGATCACAAGCAAAGCTCAAACGGTGGTGCGCGAGGTGCCTGTTTATGTTGACTGTCAGCACCATGCTGGGATGCTCGACAACATCAACGCCGCCCGAGGTATCTCCCCTGGTGGTGGCAAGCTGCCCGAAGCTAGCTCCGATCATTGACCCGAGCTTCGGGGCCACCACAATTGCGCTGATCGAAACCTCGATTCAGTACCGCAAATGCGCCTGCGCCGCTGGCATCAGCGAGATGTGCGCGCCTCGATAATCTCGCACACGGCCTGCGCAATGGCGTGGGCGCTTTTGACATCCCATGACGCCGGTAAAAGCCCGCCAGCCTGCGCCATGCGCTCCCGAAACTCGGCGAGGATTGCGAGCTGATCTGCGGTGTAATCTGTCGTCATGCCTGCCGATGGTTCAGCAATCGCTGATAACCTGATGCGCGAAACTAGCTCTTCACGCACAAGCGCCAGGGCGGCTGCAAGCGGCGCGAAGTCAGGCTCAATGTCGTACTGATACACACGCTGGCCGCTAGCTGTGCATGTCTCCAGCCGAGACTGGCCGACCTGCATTGTGTCCTGCGACCATTCGCGCACGTTGAGTGATGGCACATACCTGCGCCCTCGCTTGATGTAGTAGATTGCCTCGCTCATTTTTCCGCCCTCTTGCGGGGGCGCATCTTGCGCAGTCCGAGCGCGAGCTTATCCCGCACTGGCTCGCTTGCGCTCACTGTGCCGCCGCTTCGGATTTTCCAAATAGTGCGCTCCGCAACGTCTGAGATTTCGGACAACCGCTTGATTTCTGACGTGCACAAAAGGCCAAGCTTTGATTGGATTTCTGGTGTGTTCATGGCCGCAGTGTAGTGCACCCGTTTGCAGTATGCAAGCGAACAAAACAGAGTGAGCCGCAGGGTTAATCCCTAGACTAGATTCGCTGCAACGGTGTACAGTGGCCACACCAACAACGAAGGGGCTAGAGATGGACGGCTACGATCACGACGCAGAGGAAAAATACTGGCACGAGCACGACGAGATGCTCGCACGGCGCAGGGCTGAGTTCGGAGCGCCAGACTTCGGCCCGAATTACGAATTGATGCTCAATGACAAAGACGACGTGCTCGAACCACTCTACTCTGAGTGCGAGGAGCAGATCGCCGCCGCCATCAAAAAACGCGACCCGGCGCTGATCGGCGTGATTGTGATGGCCGCCCATGACGCGTATTGTGAGCGTGCGTACTGGCGCACTGAGCGGGGGGCCAGCGAGGAGCAACTAGCACAGATGCCCACCGCGCGCCAAGCGGCCGCGCTTGCGATCATCACTTATTTGGCTGGCAAGCAGTAATGTACGGGCCGTTGCGCTGGTTTTTGACAGACTCACGCACGGCCAAACTTTTACACCTGGAGCTAATCATGCAAGACAAAGATTTCGACCTTGAACTCTACGAAGAAATGATGCGCGAGGCAGAAAAGGACTGGTTTTTTCAACATCCGGTTGCGACGCTCATCATTTGCCTAGGGTTGATCGCCCTTATTTTCTGGCTGTCTAGCCTGTTCCCTCTCATGTTTGCGACGCCACGATGACACCTGAACAGATCAAAGAATTCTTGGAAGAACAATACCGCCAGTGGCAGCGGTCAAAATTTGGAGGACTGTGAAAATGAGAAACGAACGCGAAGCAAATTTCATTTTGGGCTCAGGCGGTGCCATGGCCGACGCCAATCAGATCAAGATTCCACGTCGCCGCCAGCGAGTAGGGCTACCAGTTATCGGCGTGATGTGCTTCGCCGTGTGGTGTTTTATCAACGTCGCGCAACTTCTGGCGGAGGTTCTGTGATTGGCTGGCTGTTGCGCAAATACCACGCACACGCAGCGAAAGCCGCGCACCGCTGGCACTTCTTGAGTTGGGCTGATGGGATGTGCTCGGATGCTATGGGGTGCGCCTACATTGCCCAGGCGGCGCGGCACGAATCAAAGCTAGGGGGGTTGCGCTGATCCTGCCAATGTCCTAAGATGCAGTCATCCACTGCTTGGACGGCATAGGATAAACATCAGCATGAGGCCCTTTTCTCATGCGTTCTGTGGGGCTTTCGGCCCCAACCGCCGTCCAAGCACAGAGCGCAGCAGAAAAGGGCCTTTCTGCGTTCTGGGATCGTCAGGGCGCGTTAGCTAATGGGCCACCAAACACCGCAAGGTGCTTACTCTGGGCCGCACCCACAAAACAGGGCGAGAAAATTACCCGGGCTACCACACGGCCCTAGCTCTGCGAAAGCGGAGCGATATACGACCTCCCCTCACAAAGGGGCGCACGCCCCGCCGAAGCGAAAGCCGAAGCGGAAACCAGCATAGCCGGAGCCGCAAGGCAATGGCACACGATCAACCCGGGCCGGAATCTGGGAATTCGCAAGCGCTGGAGGTAGCGGGCTAGCCACCCGATAGCTCACGTAACAACTGGGCACGGCGGTCGGTAAAGGGTACATGGCGCCGCAGGCCAGCACAGCCGATAGAAGGTTGAGGTAGGTAGGCGTCATGTGTAAGAGGTAGTCCGCCCATTGATTCTCGACTGTTACAAAAAAGGCCCTTGCACCGCTCGATTTACTGCACTATGATGCAGTGACACAAACACAAAAGGGGCTGAGATGAACGAACACGATTTTCCGGATGAGCAAGAGGGCTACGAAACTGACGCAGCCGGGACATTCAAGGGGTGATGATGAGTGAGCTACTCAAGATCAACGTAAACGAGCACACCGAGAAAAAGGGCCAGTTGACGTACCTGAGCTGGGCGTGGGCCTGGGCTGAGGTGCTGAAGAACGATCCTGCGGCCACCTGGGGAGTGGTTCTGTACGGGGATAAGCCGTGCATGATGATCGGCGATACGGCAATGGTGCACACCTGGGTGACGATCAAAGGCATCCGCAGGGAGTGCCTATTGCCGTGCATGGATCATAAAAACAACGCGATCAAAAACCCTGACGCCCGCAAAATCAGCGACACGATCATGAGGTGCATGACCAAGGCCTGCGCCATGCACGGGCTCGGGCTGTACATCTACGCCGGAGAGGATTTGCCGCCCGAAGATGACGCAGACAAAGAGCGCCAGCGCCGAGACTGGATCGAGGAGCGAAAGACCTGGATCATGTGCGCGAAAAACTCCGGCGAGCTGAAAGAGATTTTGCGCGAGGCTCTGGCCGTCACTGAGCAGATGGGCGACGATGCCGCCGCCGATGAATTGCGCGCCGCAGCAATGGACAAGACAGCACAAGCGAGGTCAAAAAATGACGCTGCGCAAGCTACCTGATTTGAACGATGCCGAGGCCATGGCAGAGCTTGGTCGCCTGCACGCGCTGCGGAATGCTCGGCTTGACGCAATCCACGCGCTCAGGGATGCGGTTGTACGAATGCAGTCCGGACAATTCGATGACGCGGCAGAGATTGACGCAGCACACGAGGCGCTTTCTCGGATTGAGGTGATACGCGAGATTGAGCGTGTCGGGGCGGAAAAAGGCGTTTAACGTTTGACATGAGCAGCGGCCGGAGGCCGTCTGCTCGATGGAAGGGTTAGGCGTCATTTTTGGAGATCGATATGAACGCGGCAGAAAAGATTGTGCGTGAGCTTGCTGAGAAGATGGCCGATGACCGAGCGCACCGAATAGCCACCATGGCGGCTGAAGAGTTGATCCGGTGCGAAGGCACGGCGACAAGCGGCATTGATGAATTCTCGATACCGCAATGCCAAGCCGACGATCACATGCGTGACTGCATTGCGCATCTTTGCTGGCACGGCGAGGCCGTGAGTTTTGAAACCGAAGACGGGCACATCGTTGTGCAGATCGGTGATTACACACTGGAGTCATTGGCATGAGAACAACCATCCTCGCTGACTACAAGGCGAAAACCTCAACAGGATCACGCATCCACATTGCGCACAACAACCTGCCTTTGCAGGTGAATCAGATGATCGTGTGGATGCTGAACCACCCTGAGATTGCTCTCGGCATGGCGCCGAGGTGGCACGAATTGAAGGCCGATCAACAAGCATTTGCCGACCACGCGGAAGGCAGCGCCAAGAATCACGGCCTCGAAGTATGACGCCCAACGTTTGACATGAGCGGGAGCAACCGGCCTGCCGGTTGATCTCCGCTCGATGGAATGGTTAGACATCATTTTTGAGGAAAACATGAATCTTCTTGACGCTCTGAAAACGATTGAATCGCACATTCGCCCCGGCGTGACCATCGAGTGCTGGATGCTTGGAAATGGCCAGATGATGCGCAAGGTGTCTTTCAACGATGGCGATTCGTTCGCGGCATCGAATGCCGAGTGGGAAGCCGCGATCAAGGCGGTAGCGGCACTTTCGCAGATGCCGACGACCGTCGAAGACTTTGGCGACAAATACCCGCAGGCCTTCGTGAAAACTGGATTTCCTGCGGAAAGACGAACTGATGATGTCTAACGTTTGAGTTGAGCGGGCGCCGTAGGCGATACGCTCGGACGAATGGGTAGGCGTCTTACACAACTTATGGAGAT